AACGCTTACGGAGACGCTTGCTTTGCGATTGCTCGCGGGTCGGACGACACGATCCAGATTTGGGAAATCACCAAAGCCGAAAGGTTCGACATGAACTTGAGTGCGACTCCCAAGAAGGAAATCGAATGGCAGGTGCAGACTCGCGCCTACAACTTCGAGGTTCCGTTTGGCTTGAAGCGACTCGATTCCGGTGACTTGTTCATCGATGAGCTTGAAGGCGATGTCTCCTTCAATGTCACCTATCGACCGGACCAATATCCTGGGTGGATTGAGTGGATCGACTTTGCCGAATGCGCGACTGTTACGCAGTGCTTGGATCTTTGTCCGATTACGAACTTCAAGCCGCAGTACCGGCCAAAGATGCGCTTCCCGACTCCATCGGATTCGCCGTGTAACGCGACGATTAGCACTCCCGCTCGCAATCTTTACGAGGTCCAGGTCATGCTGACCATCATGGGATATTGCCGTATCAAGAGTCTTCGAGTTCACGCCTACGACATTCAGGAATCGAGTGTTGGCGAGTGCCGGACGGTCTTCCCTGCTTGCACACCGCTTGATGTCTGCGATGTCAATCCTCTGACCTACTCGTCAGAATAGCCTAACAATTATGCCAAACCTTACGCTCATCACTCTTACTCCGCCGAGTCTGCCGGTTGGATATTGTCCGCTCAATTACCAGTCGTTGGCCAACGACATCATCAGCGGCACTCAAGCGACGTTCAACAGCTCGATTGGAAACTCGTTCTTCAATTACGGAGCATCGACGCCTGCGCTGAACAATCAGGTTTATCCGTGGTTGGACGAGAAGGGGAATTGGTGGGTGCGCGTCAATGGATATTGGGCAAGACAGCATCCGATTCTGGTAAACAGCCCTGAGCGTCGTATCTTCGTTGGTACTGCTGCTGATGTCCTAAGCTACGACGGTGGCGATGGAACCGCTGTCGCCTCACAGATGGCAGGCCCAATGTGGGAGGTTGACACAGCTTTCGATGCTCGATTCCCGGTTGGCGTTGGAGCTTTTGCGGCGAGCGGTACGGTGAATGTCAATGGAACGACGACGACTACATCTGTTGCTGGTGAAGATCAGCATTTGCTGACAACTGCTGAGATTCCTTCGCATACGCACTCGATGACTTGGGATTCCCAAGACACCGCTGGTGGCAATCAGCTCAAGACTTTGTATCTTGGCCCTGATGCTAACGTCCCTAACGACATCACCAAGAATACTGGAAGCACTGGAGGAGATACCGCTCATAACAACTTGCCTCCGTTTTACGGTGTGTACTTCATCAAGCGTACCATCCGAGAATACTACACCAAATGAAGCTAATCGTTCAGGACATTCGCTCGACAATCGCTCGGGTTATCGGCACATGTGTCGATGATCAGCGCGTTTACGATTACATCAACCAAGCGTGTCGAAGGCTTCTACACAAGGGCTTGTGGGCGGGTTCTTACGGACGTTTCACCGTTTGCACCGTAGACGGTTGCATCACTTGGCCTCGTTCAATCGAAACCATCGAAGCCGTCGCAGACTGCTGCGGAACAGGATCTGTTCGCAACCAATGGTATGAATTCCAAGAAACCGGATTCGGACTCCTCAGCGGATGCAACCCGTGCGCGGGAAAACAGCTCGTTGATCGTGGTACTGTTGTTTCATATCGCGATATGTCTGGCGGCATCAACAGCTACATTCGAGTTTATCCTGGCGATGCTTCAGATGTCGGCAAAACGATAACGCTCCAAGGCTACGACTCGAACGGACAATGGATTCGCACCCAATCCGGTGGTCTATGGATTGACGGCGAAAAGCTGACGCTCGCTTTGCCGTACGTTCAGTCTTCCAAGAAATTTACCGCACTGACCGGCGTAATCAGGGAGGCAACAAATACCGCATCGCGGTTGTACGAGTTCAATCAAACAATTTTTGCTGAGATTGATCTGGCAGTTTACGACCCTGATGAAACTTTGCCGCAGTATCGTCGGAGCTTTTGGACTGGTCGGAACAGCGATTCTTGCACTCAGACCGTTACGGTGATTGGCAAGATGCGCCATATCAACGCGACGACCGTCAACGACTACCTTATTCCTCCGTGTCCTGATGCCATCAAGCTGATGGTCATGGCGATTCGTAAGGAGGAGAACGATTTGATTCAGGAAGCAGTGGCCTACGAAGCCAAAGCGGTTCAAGCTGTTCAGGAGCAGACGATGCAGTATCTGGGCGATGCTGTCGCGACGATACGCATGGTCGGCGTCGGTTTGAACGGCGGAGGATTTTCGCAATGGTTCTGAACCAAAAAGGATAATTTATGCCAATAGGAATTGGAGCGGCAATTTTGGGTGGAGCAGCAATTTCTTCGGCAGGAAGTTTGCTTGGAGGACTGTTCGGCGGAAAGAAGCCGAAGGTTCCTGAGCTGAAGCCGATTGATTTCGCTAAGGAGCAGCAGCAGGCGATTCAGCAGAACATCGCCGCGCTTCAACCTGCAACCGAGCTGGCGCAGAAGACAACTGCCGCTGAACAGTCACAGCTTGAGGCGCAGCTTCGCCGTGCCATTCCAGGCTATGACCAGCTTGTTCAACAGGCTGGAGCGAACATCGGGGCAGCATTGCGCGGTGAGATTAGCCCTGAGGTTTCCGCTCAGGTTCAACGCTCAACCGCTGGACGAGCTTTGTCTGGAGGATTCGGCGCAGGATCTGGATTTGGCCGTGCGCTGACCGCTCGCGATTTAGGGCTGACTGGCATGCAGATTCAGAATCAGGGTCTTGCTCAAGCTCAGAACTTTATCCAGCAGCAGCGGACGTTCGGCATGGTTCAACCGTTCTCGGTGAGCAGCATGTTCATCACGCCAGCGCAGCGCATTGGGGCGATTCAACAGCAGAACCAACTTCAATACGGTCGTGATTTGACCGCCGCTCAGGTTGCAGCCGCTCCTTCTCCGATGCAGCAGGCGGCTCAGACTGCGTTCACGAACTTTGGTGGTGTTGCCGGTGGCGCGCTGTCGCAGTACGGAATGTATCAGGGGTTGATGGCGCAAAATCCCGCAAATCTGTATTCTGCTCCTCCTTCTGGCTCACCATACGCTGGGGCTGGAGTTTCAACTGGATCTGACCCTCGACTTGTCGGTGTAATTCCTGAAGCTGGTTAAATCTTATGGCCGACCAATCTCTTCAAGCATTTCAGCTAGGCGCATCGCTGTTCGACCGCGCACAGACGCAGCAGCGGATGATGGAGCAGATGCAGATGCAGACTGCGGAGCAGATTATGCGTCAGCGGCAGTACGATCTTCAGAACAAGATCCAGTCGAATGCTTATGCTCAGGCGTTGGCGGAGCAGGAAGCTCAGGCTGGTGAATTTGATTCGTTTCAACAGTTCAACGAACAGGTGGCCAACTATTTGAACGATCCTGAGTTGAAGGCGGCTATGCCTGCGCTTCCTCGGTTCAAATCAAAGACTTTCAATCAGGAAGCAATCAAAGCATATCAAGGTCTTCAGCAGTATTCTCCGAGAGCGAAAATCATCAAGGCTCGCGAACAGTTTGAAAAGACTAGGGCTGACATGGTTTCTGAGATGCAGAATCAAGGCATCGACGTTTTTAATCCTCAGACCGGAGAAATTAACGAAGAGGTTTATCAAGCAAATCTTCCTGTCATCAGGGAGCAGAAAAAAGAAAAAGAGGTTCTAGGAAAACTCTCTCAAGATGTGTTTACGGAAGTGTCGCTTCTGGACAAGGCTATTCCTCTTCAAGAACGGATTAAGGCAGCTCAAGCAACCGTTGAAACTCGCAAGAAAGATCAAATCCCAGCATCTGAACGCACCAAAATGCGTTTGTCTGAAAGAGCTGTCAGCGAATACGAATCGTTGTTTGGAAAGCCTGACGCGCAAACTGCTGACATCATCGAGTCCAACGCCATGAGCAATTCATGGAAGTTCCCTGATGGAACTGCCGAGAAACGCATCGGAGGAGATGAAACGATTGCCCGAAAGTCTGGAGAGCTGGTCAAGCGGCTCGATGACTTTGAAAAAAACTACGGACCTCAAGCTATCCAGAAATACGTCGGAATTATTGACGGTAAGGTAACTGAAATTAAAAAGCGTTTGGCTGGAGCAAAGACTAAAGAGGAGAAGGACGCTTACGCGCTGTTGCAGCGATTCCAA